ATTTCGGACGCGGGTTCAACTCCCGCCAGCTCCACCAAAATTCTTCAAAGATGGTTCCAGTGCCATCCGCAGAAGTCCTAAGAGCCCGCACGGCACAAGCCCTGCGGGCTTTTTTGTGTCTGTAACCTTCCGAGACGATCCGCCTGAATCCAGTGATGATTGGTATACGTATTGGTATACGGTAAGATGTATCCTAAAAACGTATACCAATTTTCGTAGGTAAGCCCCGTATGGCAAGGACAACGCGCCCTTTAACCAACACTGAAGTGCTTCGCTCAAAAGCCATTGATAAAGATTTAACGTTGCATGATGGCGACGGACTTTTTATGGTCGTAAAGACCACCGGCAAGAAGCTATGGCGCTTTCGCTATCAGCGGCCAGTCACAAAGCAGCGCACCATGATGGGCTTGGGTGCCTTTCCTGCTCTATCGCTGGCCGATGCCAGACGCCTGCGTGCTGATTACCTCTCCTTACTCGCTAATGGTATTGACCCACAGACCCAAGCTGAAAAAGTCACAGAACAGCAGCAGATCGCTTTAGACAGTATTTTTTCAACTGTAGCCTCTAACTGGTTTACCTTGAAGCAAGCAAGCGTTACCCCGGATTACGCGAAAGATATCTGGCGTTCTCTTGAGAAAGATGTTTTCCCTGCCATTGGCGAGATTCCCGTGCAGGAAATCAAAGCACGTAAGCTTGTAGAAGCGCTTGAGCCGATTAAGGCTCGTGGTGCTCTTGAGACAGTACGCCGACTGGTACAGCGTATTAACGAGATTATGATTTATGCTGTTAACACGGGTTTGATTGATGCTAATCCTGCTTCTGGGATCGGTATGGCTTTTGAAAAGCCTAAAAGGCAGCACATGCCAACTTTAAAACCTGATGAACTGCCTATGCTGATACGTTCTTTATCTATGTCCAATCTATCGATTCCGACTCGCTGCCTGATTGAGTGGCAGCTTCTTACACTTGTGCGTCCCTCTGAGGCATCCGGTACACTTTGGTCAGAATTAGATTTTGATGCAAAACTATGGATAATCCCTGCAGAACGGATGAAGGCTAAGCGACCTCACATGGTGCCGCTCTCGAACCAAGCATTAGACATTCTTGAGATAATGAAGCCCATAAGCTTTCACCGGTTACATGTTTTCCCGAGCAGAAATCACCCTTTGCAGTCATTAAACAGCCAGACTGCAAATGCTGCTTTAAAACGTATAGGATACAGCGGAAAGCTTGTCGCGCATGGCCTCCGGAGCATTGCCAGCACCGCTTTAAACGAAGCTAATTTCGATAAAGATGTAATTGAAGTTTCTCTCGCTCATGCCGATAAGAACGAAGTGAGGAGAGCCTATAACCGTTCAACTTACCTTGAGCAAAGGAGAGTAATGATGGATTGGTGGGGCAGCTTTGTTTATAAAAGGTGAAGCTTAAGGAGATGAAATGTTACGTGATATGATAGATTGCGCCGATGATAAAAGTTTAACTCAAGGTACAATCTTCAACTGTGCTTATTGTGCCTCATATCCCAACCATGAGACTTTAGGCTTAGTAATTACAGCGCGGTGTGATATTGCAAACAAGGATAAAGTAAAATTTTATAACTTCCTGACAGCCGTTCCATTTGATATATGGAAGAACAAAGATTTACTTCCTTTAATTAAGAAAAAAAATTTAACTAGCCTAATTGCCCAACTATCAAATTTGATTCTAAGAGCTGGCTTTTCTAAAGCAAACCTCGATACCTTCGGATATAAAAAAGTATATGAATTCATAGTATCTAATAAAAAACTCAAACCAAGAGAAATAATTCAACTTGATACATTGCAAGGTAAAGTTGACTGTTTAACCAACGAGTCATGCTATAAAGACATTCACATTCACTTCTCCGATGAAATCAAAAGGGAGCTGAATGATATAATTCAAAATAAAAATTCGGACTACTTTTTCATTGATGAGATCCAAGGTTATAGATCAGTGATTGTGAATTTGCGAGAAATATATGAGCTTGAAGTATCAATTGCATCAAAAATACCGTATGGGATTGAGCTTGATGATGGGAAACAATACCCGGGACTAAACCTTAACGTTTCAAATAAATTTTGCAGCATCGTCGGTCAAGTGAAATCACCTTACATTGAGCTACTTCTACAACGATTTGCCAATAACTTTGTAAGAGTGGGTGTAAATAATCCACATCCACTTTTATCTTCTTCAATCATGGAGGTTGAGAAATGAATTTCATTGCTATCGATAGTAATGCAGCAAGAAAAATAGTATCTGAAAGGATGCTTCAGTCAGCTGATTATGACAAAGGACTTCTCTTAGCGAACCTATTGAAGAATGGGGTCATCAGTGACTTCAGTAATGAGATAAAAGCTGTAATTGGAAGTTCTGGCATATATTTACTAAGTAAAAACCCCTCAAAGAAGAACTTCTTAATATTTGATACAACCACCTTTAACGGGTTTCAAAAAAGTAGTAATGAAATAATAACCATTATACAAAAATCATGTAGATTAGCCATTAAGCTTTGGGACAAAATCGGGCATAGCCCATGCGAAAAAATAATAAGCGGCACATCATTAATTGCTTTACTGCCTTTATCTTTTACAACGGGGAAATCTTACAAGATCTTTCTTGATAAATCCCCTGATAAAGATAGACAAGAAAAACGCAATGAAGCCAGCTTCCTTATCTTCCATGATGGTTATGAAACAGCAGGAATTGAGCCTAAGCTTTCAAATTTCCGCAAGGCAAAAGAAGGCATTCATGATTTAGATACCATCACTTTATTTACCGCAAAAGATAAAAAAGAAGTTACTACCACCTCATATTTAAATATCAATGAGGTTGACACTAATAATACACTTTCAAACCCTCACATGGGATTAGATTATTGGTCAAAGAACTTAACTGAAAATCAAAAAAGATTTGTTTATAGCGAAAGCTACGGCCCCGACATTTTAAAAGGTGCAGCCGGAACAGGTAAAACCTTGAGTTTAATTCTGCGTTGTGTTGTTCAGCTAAATAATGCAAAAAAACTAGATTCACCTTTGCGTTCTATTTTTATAACTCATAGCATTGCTACTAAAGCAAACATTGAGAACCTGATCACCTCAAATGGTGGAGCAGAGTTTATCAATTCTGAAGATCAGCAATCTGTTGTTGTAACCACTTTGCAAGAATGGTGTATTCAAAATCTTGGAAACCGCATTTCAGCTACTGAATATTTAGATAACGACGCTCTTGAATCTAAACAATTGCAATTGTTATATATCAGTGAAGCATTAGATGAATTTTTAATAAATGACTATGCTGGGGCAGTTAACTTCATTTCGAACGATTTGAAAGTTTTCTTTGGCAATAACGACCCTTGGTCCATTTCAATGCTATTACAGGAGGAAATATCCACTTATATCAAAGGCCGCGCCAGCGACGATCTAAAGACTTACATTGCCCTTCCAAGAACTAAAAACACATTACCTTTAAGTACTGAGGATGATTTTAAAACAATATTCTCTATTTATAGCAAGTACCAAGATAAACTCATTTCTTTAAACTTATTTGACAGTGATGACATAACATTATCTGCACTAAAGGAAACTTCGACTCCTATCTGGAAAAGAAGACGAATGAATAGCGGCTTTGATATAATGTATATCGATGAAACCCATTTATTCAATATAAATGAATTAAGCTTATTTCATAACCTCTTAAAACCAAATTCCAATCATATTGTTTTCACCATGGACAGAAGTCAGGCGACCGGTGATACCGCTATTACTAAAGATGATGTTACTAAGGAACTCGACGCCAAGTTAGCTAATGAGCATGGATTAAACGCGGTATTCCGCTCATCTGAACACATTATAAACCTGGCTAGCTGTGTACTAGCTTCAGGAGCAACTCTCTTTCAAGAACTTGAGAACCCTTTATCAGAGTCAATGACAGGACATACTTCACTCATCGAAGAAAAATGTAATGTCCCTTATATAATTACCAAACAGACTTCAGAAGAGGTTTATAAGGCCGCTTTTTCATTAGTTGACTACCTATCTGATTCACATAGCATTTCACGAAGTGATATCCTTATCGTACCGTGTACTGATAGTTTATTGACTGAACTCAAAAAACATGCTGATTCAAACTCGAAAGATTATATTTCAATTGAAAGGCGAGGGGATAATCTAGCCGTTAGTAATGCTGCTAGAAATAATCAGTATATCATTGGCGGCATGGATTACATCGGAGGCCTTGAGTTTTCGGCTGTAATAATCATTGGAGCTGATGCTGATAAATTCCCTGAGCAGTCTACATACTCTGGTGAGTCACCTCATTTTATTAACTATTCATCGTTCAACAAGCTCTATGTTGCTATAACTAGGGCAAAGTACCAAGTTGCCTTTATCAGTGAAAAGACACAAAAAATATCCCCATTGCTTGAAACGGCTCTTGGTGAGGGACTTCTAATTCATGATGATGAGTTAACTGAAAAAATATAAAAATAGTTTGTGCGTTAACACCTCTTCGTTTAGCGCACATTCTTTATTCTGCAGAGCGTTGGCGCGCGCTCGTAGCCCCGCCACGCCTGCCCGCTTTATGCAGCGGTTTTCATGCACCTGCATGATTAGCTCTGAACCGCGCCGCTGCTGGCCTTGTCTGCCGTTCTGGGGTGCCGGAGACTCATGCGTTTTCATGCAGCATAGACATGCACTCACGCAGCGGACGTAAAAAAGCCCGGCACGGGCCGGGCTTCGGTGAGTTTCTGTGTCTGCGGCTCAGAAAAGTTTACGCTTGCTGCGATCGGTTCTGGCTCCCCGGAAAGGATGCGCACCGCTGACGCTCAGCACGTCATCCCGGAACATCAGTGGCTGATTTACACCCGTCCATTGCTTAATAAGGTTTAGGACATATCTGCGGTACAGCGTGTCGGCATCATTCGCGCCTTCGATAACCCCCGGTGCATGCGTTGAGCCATTCCGTTCAAACTGGCTATACTTCATTCTGAGCAGGCTGCTCAGCTCTGCGCCGTGAATGATAAAGAAGTCATCAATAAGCGTATCAATGCGCTCATCCGTGATGCCCTCATGACAAAACACGTAAGCATTAGCTTTGCGCCCGGTCACGTCGGCCAGCACCGGCAGCTGTTTTTCCTTTTCGGCAATCAGCCCGGCAAGGTCTGATGCCGTTTCCTGCTGCTCCAGATACTCCGCGCGCAGCGTCTTCATCTCCTGCGTGACGTTACCGCCATTCTGTCCCAGCAGTTCACGGAAGCGTGCCCGGTTGTCCCGGCTTGTCTGCTCCATTTCGGCCTTACGCTGGCGCAGCTCGCTGAGATTTTCAGTGGCGGCGTTTTCGGTCTGCCTTGCCTCCAGCCAGGCCAGCATCTTTGTATTGAGGTCTTCGATACGCAGCCGCCATTCAGAGGACAGGCTCTTCACCAGCTCGGTGGTGTGGCTGATAACGTCGGCCTCGGGTAACCGCAGGACCCATCCGGCTTCCTTAAGTGGCCGCTGTGCTCTGGCCTGCGCCGTGCCGATACGGTTGCCGGCGGCCTGAATCTGTTCGTCGGTCATCTGCTGCTGTGTCATGCTGTTTTTCCTCTCTGTCAGGGCTGTGCGTGGCGGTCTTTGCGGGTGCTGGCTGAACCATAGCGGCCCAGCGTCTGCGGCTGGCGAACCGGCACGTCATTCTGCGGTTCCGGCTCTGCCGCTGCTGCGGGCCTGTGCGGCTTCATGATGATTTTCTCGACGCTCTCCAGCGCGGTGAACGTGCAGGAGCAGTCGAGATTCTGGCACTGATACCAGGTGCGCTTTACGGACGGTGCCTCGTAGGCGCTGGTGCGGGTGTGGGCTACCTGACCACATTCGGGACATTTCAGTGCCATCTCGTTTCCTGTCGGCTGGTTTCAGTAAGTCAATTGTGCCGGGTCTGGTACAGCTGCTTCTACCGGAGGGCGTTGTATGACGGACCAGACAAAAGCATTACTTCTGGCGAGCCAGGAAAAGGTCTCACTGAAGCCTGTTATCACCTTTCAGTTTTATATAAATCCTTCACTATTCTTCATTAGAGAGAAAAAAATAGTAAATACAGTTAATTAAGAGGTGAAGAGTGAGAAAACTATCCTTCACCTTCTGTTCACCATTGTTCATCAGCAGAATTTTGGCCTTATTAGCTATTTAGAACGATTGGTTTTAAAAGCTGAATAATAATGGATCTAAAGTTATTGGATAAAACCTTATCAGTACTTTCTGGTGCTATCTGGTACTGTTCACATACACGTACATTTTATGTGGTTTTTATGTGGTCGTTCAGGCAGATTTCTGTTGTTGTCACCGGCAAAAATATTCGCAAAATAAAGAGCTACCCGATGCCGTACACATCTGTGCGGCGCTTCACGGACACGTAAGAGGTAGCTCATGCACACGACTTTAAACGCTCATTCATCCGCCCCGGCGGTCCCTGCCATGCCGGTATCATTCCCGGTCCAGGAACGCTTTATGCGCCTGCCGGAAGTGATCCACGTCTGCGGCCTGTCCCGCTCAACCATCTATGACCTCATCAGCCGCAATGCTTTTCCGGCGCAGGTATCGCTTGGCGGCAAGAACGTCGCGTGGCTTGCCAGCGAGGTCAGCGCCTGGATGAATGCACGCATCGCCGCACGCGGTCAGGAACGTGCAGCATGATCTCCACCAACTCTTGAGATTTTCCGCCATGCTGCATTTTCCTTTGTTCCCCGGCTTGCACGCCGGGGCCATTCCCTGGTACAGTCTTTCTGCTGTCGCAAAATCGGCAGCCGGGCGTAGGAACCCGAGCGAAACAAAGGCGACACCAGACGCGCCATGCGTCTTTTTTTGTGTCTGTGCCCATGTGCACCCATTTTTCGGGCAGCGGTTCTGTTTCCGCTGTGCCGTCTGCGTAATGGTGGCCCGGGCGGGGCAGCCTTCGGGCTGGCCGGTTTCCTTTGTTGCCGGTATTCCTACCCCCGTCCGGGCTGCCACCCTTGAGCGTAGGAACTCTGGTGGTAGCTGTAGAAAGCTAACAAAGGAGTTTGCCCCTATGGCTGCGGTCCTTAATTCCCCATACCCTCAGTTTGTTTTCGTCTTTGCCGCCGTGCGCCGTACCGAGCGCCAGCAGCGTATCCATATGCTCCGCACCGTTGCCGCTGACGAACGCGCCGCCCGCCTGACGCTGGCCCGCGATTACGTACTGTCACTTGCTGCCCGCCTGCCGGTCCGGGAGGTGCGCGCATGACTCACGCCACCATTTCCCATGCCGACCTGTTACGCCTTGAGCACCTGCGTAACGCCGGACGTTTTATCAGTGACATGACCCTGCTTCAGGAGTGCCACGAGCAGCCACCGGCCACACAGCAGGCGCAGCTGAACTCGCTGATTTTCATCATCGCCGAACAGCTGGACGGGGTGGTTAACCGCTGTCAGGACGGCTGGATGAACGGGGAGGTCGAGCCATGAGCATACGTACCCTTTCTCCCGAGCTGAGGTCCGCGCTGTCGCGTCGCGCGGTGGCCTGCGCCTGGCTGACCGTCTGTCGCGAACATAAGCGCTATCCCGGCCTGACGCTGGCGCGTCTTGAACACGCTATTGAAACCGAGCTGGAGGGCTTCTATCTGCGCCAGCACGGACGCCTGCGCGGTCAGGAAATTGCCTGCGCACTGCTCGACGACCTGCTGGCAGCCGGGCCGCTGAAGTCGGTTCCATGCCTGAGCTTTCTTGGACAGGTGGTGATGGATGAACTCTGCGGGCGCCTCAAAGACGCGCCGGTGCTGCACTGAGGGAGAACAGAATAATGAAAATGACCGTATCAGACGCGGCAAAGGCTGCGCGGGGCCAGTGGCCCCGCATCCTGCCTGCGCTGGGCGTGAAGGTGGTAAAGAACCGCCATACCTCCTGCCCGGTATGCGGCGGAACCGACCGCTTCCGATTTGATGACCAGGAGGGACGTGGCACGTGGATTTGTAATCAGTGCGGTGCCGGTGACGGCATGGACCTGGTGAAAAAGGCACTCTCACTGAGCCTGACCGAAGCCGCTGCGCGGGTAAACGGCCTGACCGGCTGCCTGCCACCGGTAGACAACACCTCTGCCGCCAGCGGAGACGAAAATAACGAAGCCGCCCGTGCCGCCGCCGTGAAGCAGGCACAGCAGCTGGTCAGTAGCGCGCAGCAGACAACCGGCAACGCCTACCTGTCCCGCAAAGGCTGGCCGGAGCAGTCCTGCCTGACGCTGGCGAAGCCGCAGAAAGTCGCGCTCACTGTCTATCGTGCCGGTGATGTTGTCGTTCCCCTGCACGATATGGGCGGCCAGCTGGTGAACGTGCAGCTGATTAACGCAGCGGGCGAGAAACGCACGCTGAAGGGCGGCCAGGTAAAAGGCGCATGTCACGTTCTCAGCAACGGCAAACCGGCAACGCGCATCTGGCTGACGGAGGGCTACGCCACCGGCCTGACGGTGCACAACCTGACCGGTGACGAGGTGTGGATAGCCCTGTCGTCCGTTAACCTCCTTTCTCTGGCTGGCCTTGCTCGTGAAAAGCACGCCACGCTGCCGCTGCTGATTGCCGCTGACCGCGACCTGAATGGCGACGGTCAGGTGAAGGCGAAGCAGGCCGCCGAAGCCAGCCGCGCAGCCGTGGCCCTGCCGCCGGTGTTCGGTGACTGGAATGACGCCTTTATGCAGCACGGTGAGGAAACCACCCGGCGGGCGCTGGCCGAAGCAGCCACGCCGCCCGTCGCCAGTCCGTTCGACGTGATGAGCGAGGCGGAGTTTTCAGCCATGAGCGCCAGTGAAAAGGCGGAGCGGGTTGCGGAGCACTACCGCAGCGCGCTGGCCGTGGACGCCAGCGGAGAAATTCTGTCCCGCTACCGCTCCGGCGCGTGGAAGGTGATTTCCGGGAAGCAGTTTGAGCGGGACGTGGCGAAGCTTTTCCAGCGCCTGCGCGCGCCGTTTTCGGCGGGCAAGATTTCGGGCGTGGTGGAGACGCTGAAGCTGATGCTGCCGCAGCAGGCCGACCCGGCGCGCCGCCTGATTGGATTCCGTAACGGCGTACTGGATACCCGCACCGGCGGCTTCAGCCCGCACAGTAAAGACTTCTGGCTGCGCACGGTCAGCGAGGTGGATTACACAAAACCCGTTCATGGCGAAACGCTGGCAGACCACGCGCCACACTTCTGGCAGTGGCTCGATCGCGCCGCCGGACGTGACCCGGCCAAACGCGACATCATTCTGGCCGCGCTGTTTATGGTGCTGGCGAACCGCTACGACTGGCAGTTGTTTCTGGAAGTCACCGGTCCCGGCGGCAGTGGTAAAAGCATCATGGCGGAAATCGCCACCATGCTGGCCGGAACGGACAACACTACCTCCGCGACTATAGAAACGCTGGAGTCGTCGCGCGAACGCGCGGCGGTGATTGGGTATTCGCTGATTATCCTGCCCGACCAGGAAAAATGGAGCGGCGACGGCGCAGGCATCAAGGCGATTACCGGCGGCGATGCGGTATCGGTAGACCCGAAGTACCGCGACGCCTATTCAACGCACATTCCGGCGGTGATTCTGGCAGTGAACAACAACCCGATGCGCTTCACCGACCGCAGCGGGGGCGTGTCGCGCCGCCGGGTAATTCTGCACTTCCCGGAAATCATCCCGGCAGACGATCGCGACCCGCAGCTGAAGGAAAAAATCAGCGGTGAGCTGGCCGTTATCGTACGCCAGCTGATTCATCAGTTCAGCCAGCCACAGCAGGCCCGGTCGCTGCTTCAGTCGCAGCAGAACTCCGACGAGGCCATGCGCATCAAGCGCGACGCAGATCCGATGGTGGACTTCTGTGGCTACTTGTTCACGACGCCGGAGCCAAACGCCCTTTACATGGGGAACGCCAGCATCAGGCCGCTTCAGCCCAGGCGTTACCTTTATCACGCCTATCTGGCTTATATGGAGGCAAACGGCTACAAGAATCCGCTCAGCATGAAGATGTTTGGCCTGTCACTGGAAAGCATCATGCGGGAATATGGACAGCACTACATGAAGCGGCGGACAAAGCTGGGGGTGCAGACCAACCTGGACCTGACGGAAGAGAGCAGCACCGACTGGCTGCCAAAGTGTGATGATCTCACCGCTATATAACTAACCAAGACCGGCGAAAGCCGGTTTTTACAATCAGAATTCCTGTAGTTAAGGAAACTCGTCTCCTCAAAGCACCGTTGATCACTTGACCGCATCCATTTTTAATGAAAACAAAATGGATGAAATTAAGAAATTCATTCTGATAGAAAATTAATTAATTTTAAAATAACCTTCACTCATCCAAATGAAAATTTACAGTTTCAAGCAGATCTTCAAGATATTTACTTCTATCTGTATAAATTAAGCAAGTAGCATGAGCTTCTATATTCCTCATGGAATTTCCGGTTAATAAACCATGCAACTCGAGCCGAAGATTATACTCCGCCTCATGATAACTCTCAAAGCATTCAACTGATTTATCAAATAAGGCTTTTAATTTAACCCCATCTTCTCTTACCAAAGTTATTTGTCACCAATAACATTTTGTAAATCTTGACATGCAAAATAAATTTTACCTGCTTCAATCTTATGTTGAATTGATGAATTAATGCTTTGCCTTGAAACACCGGGATTAATTATTTGCTCTACCACTTCGAACAAAGCATCTAAAAACAACTGAGCACTTTGGATGTAACCCTCTAATTTCTCTTTATCAACCACATCAAAACTAGCTTCATGAGCAACAATATGTCTAGTCTCGAAAATATTGCCAATATCATTGAGGATCTTAACCGGATCAGTAATTATAAAACCTCTTTTTTCATTGCGCTCATTATCTTCATCACTATTTTCATCAAAAAGATCAGGCTCAACAAACGGTTGGACCCCTGAAATAATCGAGTCAAACTTCAATTTAATTTTATCAGTTGATAGTAGCTTTTCGAAATGGGATGATATATTTTCCAACTTACTGACAGACACTGAATGAGATACCAAATCCCCAAAGGTTATATAGCCTTTACTTAATGCTTTAGTTAATGAGAAATCAAACCTCTGAATTAAACCTTCAGAGTTTGAAAGGTATGGCTCCCCTGAATCAACTAATTTTTTTATAGCCTCCCTCACACTAACTTCAATACATGACGCAATACCTATGATAATTAATGAAAGTGCTGTTGTATTATCCGTTGAATTCAGTAACATCTTTAGGTTGTAAATTTCCAAATGTCCGTGAAGATACTTATCGTTGGACCTTTCATTTTTTTCCCTTATTTCAGAAATCAAATCTCTCTTACTCATACATACTCCAAGTTATAATTAAAACTCAATTCAACACTTTCTATAACCGGCACTACCGTTTTTAGGCCCATGCTTCACCCACAGTGAATGATATTACTCTCCCTACATTGATTCATCACCAGTCACCCCCTTGTATAATATGGATAAATAACAAAGGTGAACAGTGTGAACGATTAATCTCCAAAAAAATTTTTTTTCCGTATCATGAATGCATGATTCGAAATGGAATAACTCAGATGGAAACTACAAAGAAATTTATCTTAGACGGGTTAGCAAACTTCGGTTTGAGTGATCTGCCGGGAAGACCTTACGATAGTTCGTTTCAACTTTTAGCCTCTCCACCACAAAGAAAACGCGTGATTATGATGGGATTCAACGGCTCACTCGTTGATGCCCATATCACCAATGCCCAATCCATCGAAAAGGATTTCGAATCACCCTACATATCTAATGTTCAAAACGGGATCGAAGGGGCGTGGGGGATAACTCACCTTGCTAAGCGGTTGCAACAGATCCCAACGGGGCTTGGCTATGATTGGCAAGATGTCCTTTATACCAATGCTCTCATGATGTGTTCAAAGAATGCAGCATCACTAAAAGTAGAAGCGCTTGCGAAAAATCAATCTTTAGAAGAGATTACGATAAATTCTATGCGATTCTTTGAGAATGTAACGCTGCCCCTTTGCAATCCAGAAGTAATCATCGCTTATAGCAATGGTTTATCTTCATTGTCCGCTGCCAGCTTATTGCTCAAACATTTTGGCGACGTAAGTACATTGAAGTATTCACATCCTAAAGGGTATTACACCACTTACGCCTTTTATGCTAAATTCCACGGCCAACGGGTTCCTGTTGTGTGCGTGCGGCATATGTCGAGGTTCAAACCGCATGAAGAGTACATAAAATCAGCGATTTCGCTAATGAAATAAGATGGATAGATTTCAAGTTTAAACCTGTTACATTCCTGAATTGGTATACGTTTAGGTATACGAAGGAAACTTGAATTGAATAAAACAATTTATTTTCATGATCTTATATTTCTTATTCAGACTCCGCCAGCCCACCAAATTCTTGGTTGATGGTTACCAGAGCCATTATCGAAGTCCTGAGAGCCCGCAAGGTAAAAGCCTTGCGGGCTTTTCTGTGTTTGTGATTTTGCAAGACGCTATTAATGGCGCTGGCAGTGCTGGGGCAACAGCACCTCTGCGACCATCCAAATGCTGGAATCGCCGCACAAACACGCTGCGGTAATTGGCTACTCGGTTATTGGCCTCGCTATCCTGTCTGACCATGAAAGTGGAGCAGCGGTGACGCGGGCATGAAGGCGATTATCGGCGGCGATGCGTTTGCCATCGCTCCCAAATATCGCGACGCCTATTCAACCCATATTCCGGCAGTAATTCTGGCGGTTAATAAAAACCCGATGCGCTTTACCGACCACAGCGGCGGCGTTCCGCGTCGCCGGGTAATCCTTACGTTTTCGGAAGTAATACTAATAATGGCGAAGAGCGCGACCCACAGCTGTTGGATAAAATCAGCGCCGAGCTGGGCGTCATTGTTCGCCATTTGATGCAGCGCTTCACGTTAACTGATGAAGCGCGCGAGCTGTTGCAGGTACAGCAGTCATCCGGCGAAGCGCTGGAGATAAAGCGCCAGGCCGATCCGCTGGTCGATTTCTGTGGCTACCTGATGCCGCTGAGCACGCCGAACGTGCTGTTTATTGGTAACGCCAATATTCGCCCTATAAACCCGAAACGCTATCTCTATGATGCGTATCTGTCCTTCATTGAATCGCGCGGACATCAGCATCCGCTCAGCCTGACAGCCTTCGGCCATGCTGTGCCACAGACGCTGAAAGAGTATGAGTGAGTTATTACTGAAGCGCCGTACTAATAAGGGCATACAGACCAATCTTACGCTACATGAAGACAGCGAGGCAGATTGGCTGCCAGCATGTAGCGCCTGATAACATTAACCCACAAAAACCGGCTTGAGCTGGTTTTATATTTGATGCTAATAATATTATCAGCAAAGGTGGGAAATGAGTGAATAGTAGAAAATAAAGATGTGAAACCAAATTTATCGCTCAATAATGAAACACATCCCAATAAAATTGGTTTACTGCCTAACAGGGATGACAATCATCTCAGCACTTACCGCCCACAAGGAGAACAAGCCAAAAATATTGGGATCTTTCATTTTCTCCAGTGAGCTCATTCTGTGACATACTGTCCTATTGAGATTAGTTCTTAATTAGCAGCGCATTTTATGAGATCCAAAATTGTGGGAATATAGAGTTCCTCTTCAACTACTTTAGTTTTCTTAAAATGCTCAGAATGAAAATTTAAATGTTTTTTCAGCGTTTTTTCCCAAGATACATCTTTAAAGTTTCCTTCAACCTCAATTATTTTCTCAAAACAAAATATCATTCTAGCCAAGTACCAAACATATTGGTCATACATAGGATCTCGCTCATGTCTACAATCTGCACTGTAGCCTTTAGAAAAATGTGGGTTTTCCATGGCTAATTGTAAATATTCCTGATAGGCCGTATCTGCAATAGTTTTTTTTGCAATTTCTTTGCTCTCACTGATAGTTGCTTTTGCAACTAAAATAGCCCAAACAGCCACCCCAGCACTTACTAACGGAGAAACAATTGTAGCCAAGTTAACTAATATTTGCATATAAACCCTTAATGTTTACGATTGAATCCAGCAGGCTGGGTTTTTGTCTTTCTATATGATTTTAGCTTTCGCCTAAATGCTGCTAAATCTATATCAGCAGTACTAATTGCTATTTGACCAGTCCCATGAGCATGAGAGATAAGTTTATGATGTTTCTCTTTGTATGGGGCTTGTATAGTTGAACCACCATACTCTCCCGTATTTGTAATAACAACATGTTGATACATATGCCACTGAAGCGCTGAAGCCATATTATCGAATGTATCTATATCTCTATTGTACGCTGCAATGACAAACATATCAGTCAAATCTCTCAGATCTGCCGCAAGTTTTATATCAGTTGCATCGTAGCAAATCGCACCAGTTATTTTAAATGGTCCTTCTGGGTGACCTTCGATAGAAATAATATGTTGTGATGGTCTATATCCTTGAACACCAAGAGTCACTTCATCACTGGTCATATGATATTTACCTTGGTCACGTACACGCCACTGAGTTCCTGAGTCGGTAGAGTCTGGAATAATCCAACGAGCTTTGTTGACTATTCGACCATCATGCTCACAGAAGACAAATCCACAAAAAATTATGGCTTTAGTTCTAAATGCCAACGCTCTCACTATGTCTTCGTCGTCTGGGTGAACAGCCAATTCAGAAAAGACAATCAGGTCAGCTGTACTTGTATGATGCCTAAACTCAGTTTTAAGTTTTGCATTTAAAGTCTGCTCCGTTAGCTTACAGATTTCCGCAAGGTGCTCTCTGTGCTTCCAACGCACATCGGAATTATCCAGTGTCACGTCAGAAGGGTGAAAATGTTTATCCTTTGGAAATAATTGCTGAACCGTAACAATTCTAAAATGGTTTGATACCAGCTCAGGCCTGCTTACAACAGTAGGTAAGGTTGGAACATTCGATGAAGTACATATTTGTGTTTTTAAGTAGCCTAGCCTATCTAACATACATTTTCTAAAATCACCAAGGTTGGTAATTGACAATATATCTTCTTGGTTTATATACGAAGAAGAAAAACCGGGCCATTGCAATCCATGCTGGAGAAAGCTCGCGAACCAATCAGTTATAGTTCCATATGAACCAACAATTGATTCTGGTGTATGTAACATTCCCATGCGCCGCTTGTAAAACTGAGAACGAATACCATCATATTTTACTCTATCGAGCTTTAAATCATTTCGCTGAGTATAATCTACATTACCTAGAGCTGCACTTCTTAGCACACTGCACACCCAATAAAGCTTTTGCTCATCACATTGATTTTGCTGGGGTTTGACTAACCACTCAGGGCTTTCATATCGCGGGTCTTTAGCTGTTTTACCTATTTTATCTATCGAACATGAAAAATTAACATCTGGACGCCATAGTTCAGTCCATGAGGTTGAGATATCGTCTAATTTTACCTTTATTTCATGTGGGGAATACTGCTTTCCATTTTTTTGCCATAAGTTTTTCTCTTTATCATCAAAAAGATCAACTAATGCTACACCTAACTTCAGAAGCGCATGCTCGTATTTAAATGGGTTTTCCTTGAAGCTGATCACTGATGAAAGATAATGCTCCGAACCATTTGGTCTTGACTCATTTTTTGGTATGGCCCATCTAAATGCGTTAATTCTGTTTTTATTTTTATCTTTTCCTTGGTCTTTCGCTCTAACAATTTCTTTCCAAATGGCGCTCCAAAACTCCCCGCCCCGGAAAGCAAATTTGTTGATAATTGAATCTAGCACCTCATTATTATTTGTATGAGAGAGTAGAAAAGCTGCATTTGCTTGGTAGTCTTTACTAATTTGAGCCGATAATTCAAATAGATAACCATCACTGCTATTTAATGGTTCTAAATGCTGTTTAATTAATACGCTTTGAAGCCTAGTAAGATTAGGGGAAGCTTTATTACTAACTATAAACGGCTTATTGATCACTGAAAGATAAAGTAGTGCTTGCTGATATGCATAGCTTGGAATTTCAGATTTACATGAAAGTAGTTTTTGGGCAAATGATATAACTTCACTCATTAACTTTTTATAATTAGAGACACTCTCTGGATGTAAATTTCGATATATATCAACAACACTACGAAATATATCAGAAAGAAGATATAACATGATATACTTATCACGTTCATCACGATTAGATTTTATTCTAGAAAAAATAATGTCAAGAATAGTGCTATAAGCATCTAGGTTAGGATTTATGGTTATCGCTTTGCGAAAGATAACCATAATCGATGGATCTTTTAGCCAAGCCATTACTAATTTTTTTGCAATCAGTGAAGATTCATTATCAAATTGCTTTCTCTCTCCAGGTGAAATTAACCTATTCTTTTTAGCTAAACTTGTTTGCAGTCTGTGGGCAGAGAATCTACGCAAAGATTCAATTTTAATTGATTTATCATTGCTGAACCCAGGAAATAAACCATTGGCATCATTAAAAAAACCATCTTGCTCAGTGAGTAATAATTGTTGAAGTGCTGGAATATTATTATCAAGTCCATTACGTTCTGGGATACTTGAAGTTCCTATCTCACGCTGAATCTCATTGATTCGATTTGTAAGACCACTTTCGTTATCAATATCTGAAAGTATCAAAATAGAAGTTTTACTATTATTAACTTCTAAATATTGCTTTTTATCTGGCTTATTTTGTTCCAACGTATCATCGAGAACACTCTGAATTAATTCATGAATAGAATTCTTTATCTCTTCACTTTCAAGCGCCTCTCCAGAAATCACTAACCTAATATCATCGACATATCGACAATAGTCATGCAGTATAATTTTGCTACCTTCTATCTCTTTACGAAGTTTAGAAATTAAAGATTCATCAAAATCAATGAGATAGGCATTCGCTAGAGCTCCAGCCGATGCCAAACCTTGAGGAAGTCCAACAATTTCTTTTAAATCTAAACTTTCAAGTAAAGATAAACAATCCTCAGGCCACTTCCAATTTAAAATTTCACTCGCCAAATCCCAAAAGCTATCATTATCTAAAAAACCATGACCGTAATAGTTAGAAGATATTTTTTTAAGCTTTTCTAACAGAATATTTATTTTTATAGAGCCGAAAAAATTTTTTAGATCTAAGCTGATAATATAGACATCATCTATTCCACTAACTTTATTTACTGTTTCTCTTCCAACGTATATAGGTCTTTGTAGAAAGCTTCTATAATCGGCAGAGAACTTTCTATAATATTCGCTCCCTCCCCACCTAAACCTTGCATTTTCATTTACCCAATCACATACAAGCCTATTACCGTAACTAACTACTTTATTTTTTACATGCTCAGCATAGCCAAGATTACTTAATGAACAATCCTTTTGTCTCGTTTCTAACGCGTCAGCAAGACACATCATCACAGCTGTTGCAAAAGACTGATCTTTAATAGATATATTAGCCAATGGCCTTAACTTTCTATCATCTTTATTAGTAATCCATTTCCCTTTACTAAAGAACCAGTTCGCTCCTTTAGGAGCAGGTATCAATTCAATATCACTTTTGGACAGATCCCCATACTCGACCTTACTTGCCCAACTAGTGACTTCATCATTAATATCAAAAGCACACCTGTCTAACGCTAAAAGATCTGCATACCAATTGTGAGTTCTCACAAAACCATCTGTTTTTTTCCATGCTAGTCCTAAAATAAATGGGTCCTTGAGATAATCTGATTTAGGCTCGAGGTTGTAATACTTTCTATCCAGTAGTTTCATTTTTCTCAACTTATTTATGTGTTCTTATTGACTTCAAATACAGAATTGAAATTCACTGCTTTTAGCACCCAAAAAACTATACTTCCGTTCCTTCATCGAATCATCCAAGGTAAGTGTCGAAGGTTTTGTCGTTTCAAATGGCGGCTCTCCTAATACCTAATACATTGGGCAATGCTTCTAGGCCCTAAAGTGAGTTGTACGGGAAGGAGCCTTATAGTGGTCAAAAAAAGCCCACCGCATCAGAGTTTTTCCAATATCGCTTTTCCGGTTAGTTTGCCGCTAAGGTAATCCTCCCCGAAAGATCGATGCTGACATAATTATAATGTTCTCTTGATCGAAGATTCTCGTGGTATTTGATGAAGTGATCGACTTTTACTTCCCCCCAGATCAATTCCATTCGCATACAAGTCTAGGTTAACACTTAAATTTCATCATTAACTTTTTCTTTTGGCACAGGGCTGACCACTACCTAACGCCATGAATTTATTAAAATAATAATCAAAAATGAACAGTGTGAACTTTTTTTCCCTAAAATCATTTTATTTTGGATTTTAGACTGGCCGTTGGTTATCCTAGCGCAACCGTTCCGGGGTATGTGATCCCATATTTCGTACAAGTTTAGGTAAACGGATCAAAGTTGAATTAGATAAAAACTCAATTATACATGAGTTTGCGTGATTTATTCAGACTCCGCCAGCGCGGATTTTCCTATGTCTGCGATCTTCCTTAAAACATACCTTCCGACTGACGCAATGCCCGCTTCATCGTCTGACTAACTTCATAAACTAACGAAACTAGCTTGAGCTTGGCTGTGCGAGTCAGTCCCCATAGTTAGTGACCTGAGTATATTATTTTAAAAACAAAAAATGAATAATTCAGATAACGAAGATTTAGAGAAACAGTGTTTATTTAAGGTAGATCTGAGCAAGGCACGTACCTGCCTGTTTTAAAAAGGATGTCGTTCACACAGATGGAGTTGAATCATGGATGATGGGTTAAAAATTGTATTGTCTCCTGTCCAGCTGGCTGCTGCCCTTTCTGACAAGTCAGTAACCGAATCAGAGACAATATCTAACCGTCTTATGGGCGGGCTGGGGCTGGTAATGGGAACGCTTGAGCTGGCCGGAGCAACTGCGCTTTGTATGGCACCCGAGCCTACAGGCTTAACTAAGGCGGCCTGCGTCGTTGTTGGTACGCACAGCATGGACAGTATTCATACCGCAGCAAATCAGGTTCTGAGCGGCAAGAATGTTCGTAGTGCAACATATCGTGCCGCCATTGAGATGGCAAAACAGTTTGGCGCTGATGAAGATACAGCATGGAAAGTAGGCCTGACCATAGATGTGGGCGTGCCAATAGCTTTTTCTCTTGGACTTGGCGCGGCGAGAATTGCTGCCGTTCGTGTTGGGCGAATCAAATTAATTGAGCATGAATCTGTCTCTGGATTAAAACCGGGCGGGCATACGCTTTTAAAGCATATTGGAAAATCACCCCAGGAACTTCATGAAAGAATTATCCAATCCAATGGGGTATTGGATCTATCTGGTTCGTTCTCATCGCTGGAGATTGCCGAAGCAGCCATATCAAAGGCACTTCATAATAATCGGGAGTGGATAAAACTATGGGCTGCAAGTAAACCACGACATAACATGATGATAAGTTACGATGTGGGTAAAACCGTTGGTTATGTTGTTCAGAAAGGGAACAACACTGCGTATAAAGCAACTAAAATCAGAGTTGCGCTGAAGTATCAGACTTACAATAACAAACCTTATTATATAATTACTTCTTTTCCAGATAAGTGAGT